TGCCGAGCTGGAGGTCTCCGAGGGTTGTTGCGGCCGTGAGGTCTGGAAGATAGGTGTCGATTGTGTCGGAGACTTTGCCGAGCGATGCGGTGGAGGTGGTGTTGTTGGCGATGTAGTTGTTGGCGCCGAGGAATCCGGATGTGAAGTTGACGGTGACGGAGTTGCGGATGTTGTCGGCGTCATAATCCAGCGTTAACTCTTTGCCGTATTTCAAGGTTGCTCCTCCGGCGTCTGAAAATGCTGCTTGTACGGCGGTTGATTTTGTGTTGTTGTAGGGGTAATACCGGTCGGTGAGAAGTACGGTGCCGTCTTTTTTACAAAAGATGTCGCCGCCTTCGGTGTTTTGAACGGTGCGGAGCTGCGGCAAGAATTGTCCGGTGTTCTCGATTTTGTTGGCGTAGTTGGTGGTTGCTGAGTAGTTGGTGGAGTAGGCGACGTTTGTGTATGAGGTTTGTGTGACGAGTGCTTGCGCGCGCGTGTAGGTGGTTTCGTTTTTGAGGCCGAGTGCGTACTGGTAGAGCGCGGCTGCGATTGTTGAGGTTCCGCCGCCGACGTGACTGATCATGAACTCTTGCATCGTATGGTTACTTATGACGACGCTCTCCACGTTTGCGAACGCTAGGGTATCGTCTGTTGTGACTGTCCAGTTTGAGACGTCTCTGCCGTCGATATAGATTTTGGGGTTGGTGCCGCCGCTGTCGGTAGTGAAATATATGTGATGAGGGACGGCGGTGTTGTACGAACCGTTAGCGGTTGTTTGATCCCATCTTGTCCTGTCGCTGGTTCGTACATAGGTGAGAGTGATTTTTGCATTGGGTGGGTCTGGTGAGAAATAGAAGGTCATTGCGCCGGCAAAGTATTGGACGCCGGAGTTGCCGTTGGGTACGACTGCCGTAACAGCTACGAATGAGAGTTGTAGCGCGGTTGGTGTTGTGCGATCTATCGAAGTTGTTGCTGGGACGTAGTAGCTCAACGCTGCCGAGTTTCCGGTGAGACCGCCGAATTGCGGTTGAAACGGTACGAATGGGAAAGAGTATGTCGGTGCGGCCGCTGAGATGTTTAGGTTAAAACCGCGTATCGAGTCGACGATTGTTGATTGGTTTCCGTTGTCGTTGCATTTCCAATAACTTTTTAGAGTGAAAGTCGAGCGGAGATATGTTTCGTACCAATCTTTAGTGATGGTTTCGGTGGCGAGTAGTCCGAGTGCGTCAAAACATTGGAGGGTAACGGTCGAGTCAAGGCCGGCTTCGGTGAAGCTGACTGGCCATCCGGTGATGTAGCCGCGCCATATGTCGTAGGTTGTTCCTCCGCTGGTCGCGCGGATGCGGATCTGTTTGCGTGGTAATAATTTCCCATAATAAGTTCCGCTTGTGTAGAACGGGTCAAAAAGTCTGGAGCGGTTGTCAAGGATGACCTGTGCTGTGCATGTATCAAAGTTTCCGAAGTCGTTGGATCGTCCTCGATGGGTGGTGACATGGCGGACGTAGCTGGTAACGGCTGTCCAGGTGGGTGAGACGTCGTATGGTGTGCCGTCAAAGGCGATTTCTACGATGGGGGTCGGGTAGGCCATTACTTAATTGTGGCCTTGATTGGGATGCCGTTGAATTTTTTGTCATACGCTTTCAGGTATGTGACGACTTGACGTCCGATTTCTAACGGGTCGCCGACGCCAGCTGTGATCGTGAATTTGTATTCGTTGTTTTGGGTGGTGATCCCTGTGCCGGCGAGGTTGTTGACGTTGGTTTGTGCGGTGTCGACTGCTGTGCCTTTGCCGGTCATGAAGATAGATCCGGCGGTTGTGCCGAGTCCTGCGGCGACTGTGGAGAGGCTGGAGAGTCCTTCGTTGATTGCGCCGACGGTAAGTGATCCTGTGCCGGCGACTAGTTCGGATGCGACGCTGGATCCTGTGTCGACACCGAGGTTGAGGAGTTGTGAGAGTCCTGCTTGGCCGAGGTTGAATGGTGCGGAGATGAGGGTTTTGAGGTCGTTAGCGAACTTTTTGGCTTTAGCGATTTGGTCGGCGAAGAGTTGGCCTGGTGTTTTTTTGGCGGCTTGTGCTTTGCCGACTGCGGCTTCTGTTTTGGCGACTTCGGCAAGTGCTTCGCTGTATCCGGCGAGGTCTCCTGTTGCGCGCGCCATATTGAGGTTTTCGTACGCTTTTTTTCTTGCTTCAAGTGCGCTGGTTAAGTTTTCTTCGGCGGTGGTGGCGTCTGAGAGTGCGGAGCCGATGGAGACGTTGCTTGTGATGGCGTTGGCGGTTGCTTCACCGAAAGCGACGATCGCGTCTTTTGCGGCTTGGAGTTTCGCTTTCGCGTCGTCGAGTGCGGCGGCGAGGGTTTGTTTAAGTGTGACTCCTAGAGCTGCGAACTTTTCGCGCGCTGCTTGTGCTTTGTCTTTAGCGGCTTGTAAGGCGTCCGCGACTTGTTTCATCCGGTCGGCGAGGATTTGGGTGTTGGTGGTGTTCGCCGAGTAGATCAGATTTTTTTGTGCATCGGCGAAACTCATTGTCATATTTGAGGCCCGTTTGAAACCGTCGGAGGTTTTGGTGAGCTGCTCATCGAGGAGGCGGAGGCTTGCCGCACCTTGACCAGATATTTCTCCGGTGGTTTGTATTGCTTTTCCGAGCCCTAAAGAGTTTTGGGTGTTGTTAGATAAACTGAAAAGAAGGTCATCTAGTTTAGGGGTGATTTTGTCGGCGAAAGTGAGGACTGTTCCAAGGCCTTGCCAGAGTGTTCCCGCGGTGTTTCCTTTTTGGGCTGCGTCTGCGGTTTTGATTAGTCCGTTTGCGACGTCGTTGATTGCTGGTAGCAGTAATGTTCCGGCGGATTCTTTGAGTTCTTGGTAGCGGACTGAAAGGTTTTTGAGTTTGCCGGCGGTGGTGTCAAGTGCAGCGGCGTTTGATCCAGCGAACTTTTTGGTGAGTTCGTCTTGTGCTAACGCAAAGTTTCCGGTCTGTTTAGCAGCTGCCGATAGTGGAACACCGAGACGGACGAGAGCGGTGGTTTGTCCCATCGCGGCTTTTGCGAGGGCGGTGCTAACAGATTCGAGGTCTTTTCCTGTGGCCGTAGAAATTTCGGTTGCTAAGGAGAGAAGGGTTTGTGATTTTGTGACGTCTCCGGTTGCGCGTACCAACGTTGCCATCGCTGGACGAAGATTGTCGTCTACGACGTTGGCTTGGAGAGACAGTTTTTTTATGAAGTCTTCAGCTGATTTGGTTGCGATGTCGGACGCGTATGTTGTTTTAGAGATTGCGTCTTTGAGTAACGCCTGGCTTTTTTGGTCGTCCATTGCAGCTTTGACAAGTTGCTCACCGAATTTGACGACGCTTGCGCCGGCGACTGCGTAGCCGAGTTTTGCTATGTTGCCGATGCCTTGTTGGGCTTTAGCAAAAGCTGATAGATCCTGTGTTGCTTCTTGAAGTTTTTTTCGGAGTGGCGCAGGGTTTCCGGTGACGGTTACTGAAACGGATTTAGCCATCAGAGGTCATACTTTCGGACTAGATCAAAAATACGATTCGCGTAGAGGCCGGCGATGGCGGTGCGTCGTCCATCGAGTGCGTCGTAGATGAATGGTTGGGGGACGATGTGTCGTGCTGGCCATCCGAAATGGATCGCACCGGCGTAAAGGACTTTACTGTTGCCGATGCGGACTTTGCCGGAGGTCATTGTTGCAGCTGCGCGCATTGATGAGGCGAGTGCGCCGGTACGCATAGGGACTGTGCGATATGCGCCGTTGACGACGATCTGGGCGGCTTCTAGGTGGGTGCTTTTGAGTTCTTTTTTGGTTGCGTCGCCGAGAGCTTTGAGTGCTTTTTGGGTTTCGCGCAGACCGACGATTTCTTCTTTGCCTTGGCGATCGGAGTCTATTCTGTAGCCGTAAGTGCCGCTAGTGCTTGCCATGCGTCTTCAGGTTCCTTCCAATAGTCCTCTGGGATTGCCATTGCGATCATTGCTTCCAAGATCCCTGGCGGTGTTCTCATCAGTTCTCTTGGCGATATGTGGGTTTTTATTGCGAGCAGCGCGATCAACTCTGTGGTCGAGCGCGCTAGATAGGGTTTTCGTTTTCTACTTCGACATCGATGTTGGCGAGGTTTTTCATCCAGTCGTCGAATGGTTTGACGATGATGCCGTTGTCGCGTTCAGCGAGCCACGCGAGTTAGTAGACGTGTTCTTGTGGGAAGTCTCCTTGGAATGCGTTGCGGTAGACTGTTTTGAAATGGCGTTCGAATGCGACTTCGGTTTCTGGCCATATTTGGAATGAGCCTTCCGAGCCGTCCCTGTGTTTGACGGTGAGAGTAATCATGGTTCTATGAAGTTGCCTTTACTAATGTGCCGCCCTGTGCCGTGATTTGCATTTGAGCTAGGTCGCCCACTTTTCCTGATACGGGTTGTGTGCCTGAAATGAAACTATTGGAAATCGTGTAACTCGGATTTACAGAGCTGGTCGCGCCGGATGATGCTTTGACGACGATTGCGGTTGTGCCGAGTCCGATCTGTCCGTCAAGGGTGGCGGCAACTTTTGTCGCTGCGAAGTCCTGATTGAACGTGATAGCGACTTGATTATTTTGTAAACCAGCTGTAAAAAGGTGGCCAAGGCTTCCCATACTGTCGACAGAAACTGCTTCAACTGCATAGTCCAAGGTCACCGACTGGACGTATGTGCTGAGATCGACACCGGCTATGGAAACGAAGGCGTCTTTGAGTACGAAGATAGCCACTATGCGACCGCCTTCACAAGAGTTCCGCCCGTCATCGTCAGCTGCATCTGGGCTAGGTCGCCCACTTTTCCGGATACGGGTTGTGTGCCTGTCACAAAAATGTTGGAACAGGTATACGTCGGGTTTGTCGCACCGACCGCCGAAGAGGTGGCCTTGATGACAACGGTTGTCGATGTGCCGATTAGCGCGTCAAGTGTTGCCGCTACCGATGAGGTTGCGAAGTCTTGATTGAGGGTGACAG